AGGAAGACCGCATAGGCGACCAGTCCTCCGTGCAACCCGTCGTTCCACCCGTTCGTCAGGTTGCCGCAAACATACCACCGCCAAGGGCACCTGCATCAGGGTCCGTACTTAGTCAGAGCAGTCCTGTCGCGCCACGGCCCACGGGCCAAGCCTCTCAGGAGACCCTCGCCGGTCTCAGCCAGCTAGGAATGCCGTTATTCGCCGCGCATGGAGGTTATATATCGGGGGGTTCAAGAAGTAACTCGGGACCAATGGAAGAGTCTGGTATCTTTTCAATTACACGGAAACCCAGACAGCTTGTGGGTTAGTATATTGGAGTATATAGATGAAAATTAAGGTATTAGTGTTATCTGGACTGTTAGTTCTTGGTGCGTGTGCGCCTCAAAACCTAGCTAGGTTGGTCGGCACTTCCCAAGAAATAAGCACAGGAAATTTTGAATACATTGGGTGCCATAAAATCAGTGCCAATGATGACAAGTGGGCGATGGGACTTCCTGGGTTGAGGGTTGCGACCACCTTGGATAGGGTGTATTTCAAGCAGCGTGGTAGCGATGGCACTTCATCCAAAATTAAACTTACCCCGTGTTAAAGCAAACCAGGGTATTTTTCTAATACCTAAGTCAACCAGTCCCTGGCGTCCTCGCCCAATACAAGATCAGCGATTCTAATTTTGTTCCGCAAGGCGTCCACGATCTTCTCGTCTATGGTTTTTGGCGAGATCAAGTCAATGTAGGTGACCTTGTTCTCCTGACCGATCCGGTGAGCACGGTCCTCCGACTGAAGCCTTAGCTCCAAGTCATAGCTGTTACTGTAGTATATCACAGTGTTTGCAGCCGTGAGGGTCAGACCGTACCCGCCTGTTTTAGGGTGCCCCACGATGAAACGTAACTCAGATTGACGATCTTGGAAAGTTTCCACGATCTGTTGTCTATCTGAGTCAGGGGTCTCACCGTGGAGCGTTGCGACCGCTTGTACGCTAAAGCGGTCGCGCAGGGCCTCGGCAATTGAGCGAATGTCCTGCGTCCAGGTTGCCCATATAATCGCCTTACCCTGTATCTCTTCACAAATGTCCATTAGTTCTGATAACCTGTTCGACTTCAACGCATGAACCGTACCGTCATCGTCAGTCAAGCTTCCTAAACATATCTGCTGAAGACGCATTATCTGCGTCAATACGTTTTTGGTGGTGGACAGGTCACCATTGTCCAACCGAGCCAGCGCCAAGTTCTTCATCTGTACATAGGCGTCTGTTTGTTCCTCCGTTAGCCCTACCTCGCGCCTCGTGTAAACCTTATCCGGAAGATCCAAGCAATCCTCTTTACGAACACGGAAGGAGCAACCATCTAGCTTTTCTGTAAGTTCATCCAGCCTTTGAAAGCCCGTTATCTGATTAAAAGAATGAGCCCCCATGCTACGGCGTTGGACCACTGCGTAACGGGCCTGGAACGCATAGTAACTCTTAAAACCTAGTATATCCGGGCTAAGGAAATCCATCTGGCTGAACAAATCCATGGGAGACTTTGTGACAGGGGATCCTGTTAAGATACGACGCATTACCGCACCACGGCCCACTTTACAGATAGACTTTGTGCGTTTTGCCTGACGGTTTTTAATAGTTGTAGACTCGTCAACTGCCATAAAGACCTTAAACTTCTTAACAAAGAACTCTGCGACTTCTACTCCTTTCTTAGTACTGAACGCTTCTATGTTCATAAGAAGGATTTTTAGCTTGCCGTTTTCTTCGTAAAGATCAGTAAGCTCCTTGCGTTTTATCTTAGTCAGGTTGGGCTTCCACAGGACAACCTGACGGTCTATCCGTTTTGGAAGATGGGTCTCTATCTCACCTATCCAGTTGGCGATGACGCCTTTGGGTGCTACGATAATAGCGAAGTCAGACCTGTTATTTTCAAAGTTATATGCAAGGGTGTCGAGGCAGACCTTTGTCTTGCCGGTCCCCATGTCCATGAGAAGGGCGAAGTTATCTTTCTCCACACTTCCTTCGAAGGCTTCCAGTTGGTGTTGGTACGGCTCGGTTTCAAAAACAAATTTAGACATAAAGATTTCTCTTGCATCAACCTATAAATACCCATATAAGGGTTTCTGACGGTTTAGTCAACCGCCGATTAATTAACAAGGAGAAAATAACATGAATGACTTATTATCCGAGATGGCCTCCGACTCTGGAGCAACTGCCGACAAGATAGACCAACTAGAAGAAGGTAAGCTTGATTCAGTCTCTCGTCTAGCCAAGGAGGCTGCTGAACTTGAATACAAGCTTGCTGAAGCCGGTAAGCTTGTGAAGGAGACAAAGGCCGCTCTTCATAAGATAACAGACGAGCATCTGCCCGAAGCTCTAGAAGCTATGGGCCTACAGAAGTTTACACTTACTGACGGGTCAGAAATAGCCGTTAAACCAATATACTCAGCAAGCATCCCTAGCGACCGGAAGACTGAAGCCTTCCAGTGGCTGCGGGACCATGAGTTCGGTGATCTTGTAAAGAACAACGTCACGGTCACTTTTGGGCGCGGAGAAGATGAGACTGCTAAAGATTTTGTAGATCTTTGCGGTACACAAGGATTCGTTCCCAGCCAACTGGAAAAGGTAGAGCCTATGACCTTGAAAGCTTGGCTTCGGGAACGGGTAGAAGCGGGGGACCCCGTCCCGCTTGATCTATTCGGGGCTTTTATATCACAACGAGCAACTATCAAGAGGAGTAAATAACGATGGCAAAAGCAGTAGCTACGAGGAAGTCCGCAGAAGTTGCGGTAATGGACGAAAACATGTTCGCAGCCGATGCAGGAGTTGGCGTAAGCGATTTGAGTTCGGAAGATCTGGCGATACCTTTTATTAAGGTTTTGCAAAAGATGTCCGACGAACTGGACGAACTGGATGACGCTAAGGCGGGTGACATTTACAACACCGTCACAAAGGACGTTGTCAAAGGTAAAGACGGCGTCCGAGTCATTAATTGCGCGTATAACCTACAGTACATTGAGTGGGAGCCGCGTGGAACTGGTACGGGAGCACCCCATGCCATTTATGGAGCGGGAGATCAAATACCTGCAACTGAACGAGGAGACGACAACAAGGATTATGTTGTAGGCGGCAGCGGACGATATCTCGAACGCACCGCCCAGCATTACGTTCTTGTACTTGACGAGGACGGCGTGACACAACAGGCTCTACTGCCTATGAAGTCTACCCAGTTCAAGAAGAGCAAACAGTGGAACAGCGCAATGCGTTCTCTGAAGATGAAGGACAGTAATGGAAACATGTTCGTTCCTCCGCGCTTCTCTCATATTTGGAAACTGGAAACAGTTTCGGAGGAGAACAAGAACGGATCTTGGCATGGCTGGCAGGTAAGCAAGGACTCAGTAGTCCAAGACCCCGGCGTCTATGCGGAGGCAAAGTTATTCTCCGAATCTATTGGACAGGGTAAAGTATCGGTTAAACACGTCAGGGAAGAAGATAAAAATACCCTCGACTCAGACACTCCTTTCTAATTTCGGTGGGGAGAGGGGAAACCTTCTCCCCATAATAATTTACCATGAAAAAAGAACTAGATAGGTTTGCGCGGCTTTTCCGTGGACTAAATAGGTCCTACGGGTCCTTGGACATGACAACCAAGGATGCCCGTGGGAAGCAGAAAGGCAAGTATAAATTTGTCCACGAACCACGGACCAGTGCCACATATGAGGCGCACCTTAAAGGTAGTACCAGCATAGGAGTTGTTCCTATAAACGAGGACAACCTTTGTTGGTGGGGTGCCATTGATGTTGACCAGTATCCTCTAGACCATTCCGCGATACTGAGAAAACTAGATGCCGTGAAAATACCTCTCGTTGTCTGCCGAAGTAAATCAGGCGGGGCACACCTATATTTGTTCCTGACTGAGTTAGTCGAGGCGGAGAAGATCCAGGTAAAACTGAAAGAGGTGGCCGCAGAGATTGGTTTCGGCGGATGCGAGATTTTCCCCAAACAAATCAAGCTTGTATTAGAAAGGGGGGACAATGGAAACTTCCTTAACCTACCTTACTTCGACCATGAAGGAGGACTTCGGTACGCCTTCAACAAGGACGGCAGCGCAGCCACTTTAAAGGAGTTCTTAGACTTAGCTGAAGGGTCTTCGATTAGCGAGAAGGACTTAGAGGATTTACTCTCGGATAAAGTTCCAGAGGTAGACGACAAGTTGAAGGACGGCCCCCCTTGCCTGCAAGCTTTGTTGCGACAAGGCTTTCCGGAGGGCACCAGAAACAACGGACTATTTAACCTGGGTGTATATCTGAGGAAGGCTTTCCCTGACGACTGGGAAACCAAGATACTAGAATACAACCAGCATATCATGGACCCTCCTCTAGACCTTAAAGAGGTCAACATTGTAGCGGACCAGATAAAAAAGAAGGACTACCAGTACAAGTGCGCGGACCAGCCCATCTGCAACTTCTGCAACAAGGACCTGTGTCGTAGCCGGAAGCACGGCGTGGGCGGCGGAGCAAACACGCCGACCGTAGCCAACCTGCGTAAGTACGACAGCGAGCCGCCGCTTTGGTTTCTAGACGTGAATGGCAGTCCGGTGGAATTAGATACAGAAGGTCTACAGAAGCAGCCCCGGTTCCAGATGTTGTGCATGGAGCAAATAAACTTCATGCCCCGAACCATCACAAGACAAGCATGGGAGGCCCAGATGAACAACCTCCTGTCTCAAATGTTGGATACAGAGGGTGCCGTTATAACTACCTCTGAAGACACTAGTGTACGGGGACAGTTCTACGACATGCTAGAAGAGTTCTCGACGCACATGCAGTCCGCGATGGACAAAGAAGAGATCCTTCTCCGCCGCCCATGGACCGACGAGGAAGAGGGCCGCACTTACTTCAGGCTCAAGGATTTCGAAGCCTTCTTGAAACGCAACAAGTTTTTTGAGTACCGGTCTAACAAGATAGCCCAGAGACTGCGGGACATAGACGGAAGGTCCGACCAATTTAGAATCAAAGGAAGGGTGGTACGGTGTTGGTCCGTTCCCGCATTTGCCAAGATAGAGGAGAACTTTGGTTCCAAGTTTGACGAAGAGGACGTTCCGTTTTGATAAAAAATAGAAACAACTGGAGCCAGATTCTCAAGGACATTAGAGAAGAGAGAAACATAACCCAGAGAGAACTTGCCTACAGAGCCAAGATGCCACAACGGACTATAGCCGACTATGAAAACGTCGAGGCTTCTAGGCAGCTTTCTATTTATAAAATAGAGCAAATACTAGATGTTCTTGGGTATGAGGTTGACGTGTTCTTGAGGGACGAAGATGTTTAGGTACTTCGGACCCCCTGGAACCGGTAAAACGACAACCATGTTAAATCAGGTTGATGCTCTACTATCTGGGGGCATGTCCCCGAATGACATAGGGTATTTTGCTTTTACAAGGAAAGCGGCCCATGAAGCACGGGACAGGGCCGTGTCGAGGTTTAACCTGGACCCTGAAAAAGATTTCTCGTACTTCAGAACATTACACAGTCTCGCGTTTCAGGCTCTTGGTATGTCCAGCGCAGACGTGCTTGGCGACAAGGGACTTAGAAGTTTCGGTAAAGCAACCGGCATTGACCTACACTCAAGTGGTGTGGAACACATAGTTGATGATGGGTTCAAGCTTCTCAAGTCTAACAACCCCATTATGAGAGCGATTGACTTAGCTCGAAACTCTATGTTGGGGCCTACACACGCCTACAATGAGGTAGAACTGACAATACCTTACTACGAGTTCCAGCATGTGTATAACGAGTACGAACGCTTCAAGTTGTTAAACGGTCTTAAAGACTTCACCGACATGATGGTAGAACTGTCCGAGAATCCCGGTAAACTGCCAGTTTTGAAGACGGTGTTTCTGGACGAGGCACAGGACCTGACCCCGTTACAATGGAAAGTAGCGCACGGTCTTAACGAGCGCTGCGAACGGATGTTTGTTGCAGGAGACGACGACCAGGGGATATATCGCTGGGC